TCGTGGTCAGCGGCTGACGCTTGACACAGTACCGAAAGTGAACGGCTGGCAGGGCACACGCCTTGCCAGCCGTTTCGCTTTTGGAGACTCCATGAAAATCACGGTTGGCAACAGTGAGGTGGACGTTCGCGTCGAGGCGTGCCTGAGCATGCCTAGGCTGTCGTTTACGGCCAACACCTTCGCCTGGGTGCAGGCCCTCATGCCGCTGAACATTCGCCCCACAATGGGCACTGGCGTGTTCTGGGACCAGGTGCATACCAGGGTGTGGGAAGGCTTCATCGACAACTGCGAGTATCTGCTGCTTATCGACTACGACTCCTTCTTCTCCCAGGCCGACATTGAGCACCTTTTCGCCCTGGCACTGACGTTCCAGTGTGACGCCCTGGCCCCGCTGCAGACGAAGCGGGAGGACGGCCGCCCGATGCTCACGCTCAAGGGCAACCTGGACAATCCGCCTGAGCGTGGCAGCACGTCCGTGCCGCGCGAGTGGTTTGGCGCTCCGGTCCAGGAGGTGGACACGGCCCACTTCGGCTGCACGATCCTAAGCACGGCCGCGCTGAAGCGGTGCACGAAGCCGTGGTTTTGGAGCAAGCCAGCCCCTGATGGCACCTGGGGCGACGGCCGGCGGGACCCTGACATCTGGTTCTGGTCCAACTGGCGGGAAAGCGGCAACAAGGTTTTCGTGACGCCACGGGTGACGATTGGCCACGGCGAGTACATGGTGACGTGGCCGGGCAAGGATTTGCAGAAGCCTGTCTTTCAGTGGACTTCGGAATACACCAAGACGATGACGCCGCCAGAAACTGCATGGAGAGCCCCGGAATGAAGAAGATACGTCTAGTGCGTCCGTTCCGGTCGTACAACAAGGGCGCGGTGCTGGACGTACCTGGCGGCCAGGCCCACGAGATGATTCTGGCCGGCTACGCCGTACTGGAGACGCAGCAGGAGCTGCTCGACACCGCGGCCGTCGAGCCCGAGGTAAGGACCGCCGACGCCACGCCGAAGAAGCGGAGCCGCAAGCAGTGAAGTACCGCAGCCTCGTACGTGCGACCCAGCCGGCCGTCGAGCCCGTGACGCTCTCTGAGGCCAAGGCCCATCTGCGGGTAGACGTGTCAGATGACGACTCGCTCATCTCGGCCATCATCAAGGCGGCCCGTGAGTTCGTCGAGGAGTACCTTGACCGGTCGCTGATCCACACGCAGTGGACGCTACGCACCGACGCCTTCCCGCGGGAGTTTGAGCTGCCGCGGCCGCCCATGGCACAGGCTGGCACGACTACGGCCACGGTCGTGACGTACACGCTCGAGACGCAGCAGACGGCCACGCTTAGCACGGCCGAGTACCGGGTGGACCGGGCGGCCACGCCGGGCGTCATCCGCACGACGTACGCCGGCACCTGGCCGGGCCACCTCTATGACGAGAACGCCGTGAGCGTGACCTGGTGGGGCGGCTACGGTGCCGATGGCACCAGTGTGCCGGCCGCGATCCGCTCGGCCATTCTGATGATGGTCTCGCACCTGTACGAGCACAGGACAGCCGTGGCCCCGTCGATGGCTGAGGTGCCGCTGGGCGTTAAGGCGCTGCTCGACACGCACCGCTGGGGGAGCTACCGCTAATGGCGATCAACGGCCGAATAAACGTAGACGTGCTGTTCCACGACACGGACGGCACCACGTCGCTCAAGGTAGTGAGCCTGGAGGGCTCCAAGGAGTACACGACGGGCAAGGTGGCGATCGTGACGGGTACGGCTGGCACGACGGCGGTGACGGTCAGCACCCTGTCGGGCGTTGGCTATCGCAATGCCTCTGGGCAACTGGTCACGTTTTCCGACGTGCGGCGAGTCGTGTTTGACTGGAACGGCTCCGCGTCAGCCACGCTCAACGAAACGGCGGACTTTGCGTTTTCGATGCGGGCTAGCTCCGGTGAGCCGGCCATGACGAGCGTGAATCAGTTGCCGGGCGTGCAGATGGCCGTGGCGTCGTCGTCCGCTGGCGCTACCGGAACTTACACCGTCGTGATCTATGGCACTTGACCCCGGTAAACTCCGCGAGCGGGTGACGATCCAGCAGGCGACCGAGCGACGCAACTCGCTCGGTGAGACCACGCTGGAGTGGGCGACGTTCGCCGAGCGGTGGGCGAGCGTGGAGGGCGTGACGGCCCGCGAGGCGTTGGGCCTCGGGCAACTCGAGGTAAGCATCACGCACCGCGTGCGGCTTCGCTACGTGACGGGCCTGACGCAGCAGATGCGGCTCCAGTGGCGTGGCCGCACGCTCGAGGTGGTGAGCCTGCTCGAGCACAACAACCGCAGCGAGCACGAACTGATCTGCCAGGAGACGGCGTAATGGCCAACATCTACGCCGGCCGGCCGGTTCTCCAGTTTGCCGTTGGCGTCGGTGGCCGCGGCCGGCTCAAGAAAAACGCCCTGGCCGCCCTGGCGGCCGAGCCGCTGAAGGAAGTCACTGACGCCTTGCAGGCGTTGCCCGAGGACATTTCCAAGAAGTACCAGCGCAAGGCGCTCAAGAAGGCAGCAGAGCCCGGCCTGCAGGCATTGCGGCGTAACGTATCGGCGCTCGGCGAAGTGACTGGAAACCTGCTGGCAGCCGTGACGAGCGTTAGTCGTGAGTACAACAACAACCGCCTGGGAATCCCGGTAGGCGTCATCGTTGTGGGCTTCCGCCGGCCGACGAACGCCAAGAGCCAGAAGATGGCCACGCCGGCCTTTGCAGGCGGCACGGTTATGAAGGGGCCGAATCGGGCCTACCACTCGCACCTGGTGGAGTACGGCACTCAGCGGCGGACGCCAGGCCGCACCCGCCGCACGAAGCGCCGCCGCGTGATCCTCGGCGGCCGGATCCGAACGCTGGCCCAGACGGTGAAGGAGCAGCCGTCGAACGCTCGCGGCATCCTGTCTTCGTTTAAGGCTCGCGGCCCGTTCTTCACGCCCGGCGTGCGTCGCTATCCGGTGGACTTCATCGCCCAAGGCAGCGTCGGCCCGTCACCGGCCCGCCGCCCGCTTCAGAAAGCCCTTGACTCGTCCAGGTCGCAAATGCGGTCGGTGCTCGACTCCGAGATGCGGAAGGCACTGGTAAAAGCAGTCAAGGACTTTCAGCGGCAACTCAATAGCACGACATTGTCCACAGACACGCTAATGCGGCTGTGACATATCAGGTGACCAAATGCTCAAAAGCCCTGAACAAGTTGTCAAGCACCGCATTGAAACGAGCCCCGTGCTGGCCCGGCTGCTCAGCTTTCGGGTGTACCCAATGCTCGCGCCGGTCTCGGCGGCTTTGCCGTTCTGCACGTACCAGAGGGCCATCATTGAGCGCAACCAGACGCTGTCCGTGCCTGTTGGTGTGCCGAGGGTAGCGGTCCAGATCGACACCTACGCGTTGACGTACGAACAGGGCCGGGAGGTCGTGGACGCCTTGCGGGCGGCTCTGGATGGGTGGAGCGGTTCTGCGTACGGTGTAGATGTGAAGCACGTGGCCCTCGAAAGCGAGCGGGACGGCTTCGTGCAACTGGACGGCAGCGAGCTGCCGCCGGTGTACCAGATCACCCAGACATTCGAAGTAGCCTGGCAGGAGACTTAACAGCACATGTCTACGTACGCAACCGGCGTCGGCTTTTCGTTTGCGGGCTCGAACTTTACCGTCACCAGCATCACGTACTCGCTGGGCAACACGGGCGGCGGGGCGGATCTCATCGACGCCAGTCACTTGGGCCTGACGACCGGCGCTAGCGTAATCTCGCTGGCTCGGCCTCTGCTGGGGACGCCTGGCGGCGACACCGGCAAGACGGTCTCGATTGAGTACATCGGTGCTGCGCCGGTTGCCCAGAACGCGACTGGCACGCTTGCCATCACCGGCCCGGTCGCCATCTCGGCCACGGCCACCTGCCAGAGCTCGAGCGTGACGCTGACGCTCAATGACATCGTGCGGGGCTCAGCCGAGTTCCAGCTGGCGTAGTCGGACCACGGGAGGCCACCGTGGCGACGTACTCAACCGGCATCACAGCCACGTTCGCCAGCACTCCGCTGGCCGAGATCACGGCGTTGTCGTGGAACTGGGGTAGCGGCATGCCCATTGGCCGCACCGTTGTGTTTCAGCCCGTGGTTGGCCAGGTCACGATTGAGACTATCGGCTCGACCAGCACCGGAATGTATGGCACTCGCGGAAACATGAGCATCACGGGCGGCGGTGTTTCCTTGACATGCACCGCAGTATGTACGGACATCGCCGTTACTGCGGAAGTAAACGGCATTGCACGGTACAGCCACACCTGTGACATTTTGGACAACTAGCCATGCCGCTGACCCGCGACCAGATCGACAAAGCGACCGACGCCAAGATCCTCACGGTGCCATGCCCTGAGTTGGGCGGTGACGTGTGCATCCGGCTCATGAGCGTG